TATTGATTTAGACATCTTAAAAATGTACGAGCATATTTATCGCAAGTATATGAGTGCAGATTTTATCTTAACAGTATGGTGCGGTAATTGTATATTCGATATGATTAAACGCTTGTATACTTGGTACGAAGAGCAACCAAAACCTAAACGCAATGCAAAGAGTAATTAATTTTAGCGGTGGCAAAACTTCTGCTTATATGACTATCCAAGAATATAAGCCGGGAGATATAGTATTGTTCTGCGATACTATGAGAGAACACCCTAAGACCTATAAATTTATTAATGACTTTGAAGCATTTGAAAATATACCTGTAACAAGAATAAGTTATGATGGTGGCTTTGATGGAATGTTAAAAAAGAATAAAGCCTTACCTAATCAGTTCAAAAGATTTTGCACAATAGAATTAAAGATTAAAACTGCTAAAAGATATTTAAGAAGCATAGGAGTTAGAGAATTTGAAAACTTAGTAGGGTTTAGATATGACGAACCAATGCGAGTTAGCAGACGCACTCAAAGATTTAAGAAGGTACACGATAAGTTCCCTTTGTTTGAAAACAAGGTAACCAAGCAAATGGTAAATGAGTATTGGAGCAAAAAGCCTTACACTTTGGAAATACCTTCTATATTAGGCAACTGTACTTTGTGTTTTATGAAAGGTAAAAACGCTATCTTAGCAATATTGAGGGAGTTCCCAGAACTTGCAGACGAATGGATAAATGACGAAAAGAATAGCAAATACACTTATTTTAATGGCGTAACAATAGAAACGCTTAAAAGTATATCACAGAATAACTTGTTTAAGGAATTTGATTTAGATAACATAAACCCTGCGTATGACTGCGCTTGTACTACTTAACTATGGCAAACTTTATTCACCCTACTGCTATTATAGGCGATAACGTAATTATCGGAGATGGCAACTACATCGGTCCTTATTGTATTATCGGAGACAAAGCCGAGCATAAGAAGTTCTGGCAAAAAGAAAAAGGCAAAGTATACATTGGAGATAACAATGTTATTACAGGACTTGTAACAATAGACGCAGGAACAGAGATAGACACCTTTATCGGCAATAATTGTTTCATAATGAAACACGCACACATCGGACACGATTGTAATATTTTAGACAATGTTACTATAAGCTGCGGAGCTAAAATAGGTGGACATTCTATAATTGAAGAAGGAAGCAATATAGGACTTAACGCAGTTCTACATCAGTTTGCACACATTGGCGCAAATTGTATGATAGGAGCAAGTGCCTTCTTAAAAGGCGAAGCAAAAGCAAATACTAAATATGCAGGAGTTCCGGCAAGGGAAATCGGCTCAAATATAAGATAATGAAAGTAGCTATTTTATTACTTACACAAAACAGGCACGATTTAACGCAGCGTGTAATTAAGCAAAACTTTTTCAACTCTGGTTACAATGCAGACTGCTTCTTAATAGATAACGGAAGCGATAAGCACGAGAACTTTAATTACCCGTTTGCCGGTTATGATTTATCAAAAGAAAAGCGAGGAATAGCAGCCGGAGTAAATGCAGGTCTTAGGATAACTCAAAACTATGATGCGGTTTGTTTATTAGCCAATGACATTTTACTTCCTGAGAATTGGTTGTCAAAATGGGTTATGTTTTCTCAACGTGTGTCAAAAACTGGCATTATTGGTATACATTGTGTAGAAGATTTGCCCCCAATAGTAGACGGGGTACATAAAACGCATACACCATTTGGCGATAATTTTATTACTCGTGAGCTTATAGATGCGGTTGGGGGTTACAATGAAGAGTACGACCCCTACGGAATGCAGGATAGAGATTACGGAGAACGAGCTACTATATCAGGCTTTACTAACTACTACCTGCCGGATATGAGGTCAGAACATATAGGACACGATGTCGGCAACGGAACAGATTATAGGAGAATGAAAGACGAAAGTTTGGCAAGGGCGCAAAGTGTATGGGAAAAATACCAAGACATCTATCACAACCAAAAGAATATAAGATGCGAATACTTTGTATAACTTCTGCTAACTCAGGTGTAGGCTTCCACAGGATAATGATGCCAATAGTACATATGGAAAAAGAGTATGCGCTAATTACAGACGTACTTAATGATGAGTTATTAGAGCAGGGGTGGGATATTGTGCTAATGAACAGAATGCTTAACGAGATTGATGCAAAGCAAATGGACACATGGCGAACCAAGTACGGCTTTAAGTTAGTAGTGGATAACGATGACCATTGGGAACTAAACGAAAGCCATTTGTTGTATTTAAGATACAAGCTCAATAACATACCTAAACTGATTACTGACTATTTAGAAGTTGCAGACCTCTGCACCTGCACTCACGAAAGACTAGCAGCAGAGATAACTAAATACAATAAGAACGTTCACATATTACCAAACGCTTTACCTTATGGAGACGAGCAGTTTAGAGATGATAAACTAGATAGCGACAAGGTTCGCTTATTCTGGTCCGGCAGCGGAACACACGAAAGAGACTTAGATTTAATTAGGCATCCTTTCAAAAGGTTGCAAGGTATGAATATAAGAACTGTGATAGCCGGGTACAACGATGGCGAGAAGGCGGTATGGGATAAAATGATAGATGCCTTTACTTGCGGACTAAAACTTAACCCTACAATATATAACTATGCAAAGGTTACAGAATATATGGGAGCTTACACAGATAGCGACATTTCAATTATACCTTTGGTAGATAACAAGTTTAACGCTATGAAGTCAAATCTTAAAGTATTAGAGACGGCTGCAAAAAAGAACCCTGCCGTTGTTAGCTATGTCAATCCTTACTTAAATATGCCGGTGCATTACGTTAAAAGCCAAAAGGATTGGTATAAGCATATCAAAGATTTAGTTAATGATGAGCAGATGCGAAAGGAAAGCGGAGATAAACTATTTGAGTTCTGCAAAAAGAACTATAACTTTGAGGAGATAAATTTAGACAGAAAGTATATTTATAGTAAACTATGCCAGTAATTAAATGCTCTAACGGCAAATATAGAATAGGCTCAGGCGGTTGTGTTTACGATACCGAAGAGAAGGCTAACAAGGTTTGGAAGGCTATCCTTGCAGGTGGCAAGTTTGCGGATAGCTATACCGATTACCCGGAATCAGCAACTAATAACGCAAAGAGAGCTTTGGAGTGGGTAGAGAAACACGGGTGGGGTTCATGTGGAGAAGCAACCGGCAAAGCAAGAGCAAGGCAGTTAGCAAACAGAGAGCCGATTAGCAGAGACACTATTGCTCGTATGGCTTCCTTTAAAAGACATCAGCAGCATAAAGATGTTCCATATAGCGAAGGTTGTGGTGGCTTAATGTGGGACGCTTGGGGTGGCACTAGCGGAGTTGAGTGGGCAATTAATAAGTTAAAAGAGATAGACAATAAATAATTTGTATAGTTAAATTTTTTAATCAATTAATTATTAATCAACGGAAAATTTAATGGGGAAACTATGCAGAGACACACTTTAAACTATTTACAAGGAATGGGGTTTGATTCGTCAGATACCATTCTTTGTGAAGTGTGTGGCAAAGTAGCGGTAGATATAGCGCACATAGTTGCAAGGTCTAAATTCGGCAGTAAAAGAAAACAACTGCAAGACCATATAACTAATTTATGTGCTATGTGTAGAGAGTGCCATTACGATTATGATTTTAAAAATAGGTGGACTGCTGAGGAAATATTTGAGATACATTTAAAAAACATACCAAATGGCAAAAGGTAGCGAGAACAAGAATAAAATTTCATTCGGGAAAAGGAAGCGAGGCTTTGCTAAGAAGTCCTTTAATAAACATAACCCGAGACCGAAACCATATAAAGGGCAAGGCAGATGAGAAAGCTAACTGCTATATGGCTGCTCCTAACACATAAGGCTTACTTCGTTGCAGTATGTAAGACAGGTATGAATGGAGACGATATGACCACCATAGGCAATTACACCTATGCGATGGCAGAAACTTTAATCAATAAGCACATAGCAGACGTAGACACTTACTTAGACCAAGAAGACGCAATAGACGAAGCAAACGATATAATCAACGGCATATTATGATACAAAACGTACCAATCAACACAGTTAAAGCAAACCCGAACAATCCTAGAATAATTAAAGACGATAAGTTTGCAAAGCTCGTAAAGTCAATTAACGAGTTTCCACAAATGCTAAAACTTAGACCTATTGTAGTTAATGACGATATGGTTGTACTTGGTGGAAATATGAGATTAAAGGCTTGTAAGGAAGCCGGACTTAAAGAGATACCGATTATCAAAGCAAGTGAACTGACCGAGCAGCAACAAAAGGAATTTATAGTTAAAGACAACGTAGGCTATGGCGAATGGGATTGGAACGACCTTGCAAATAATTGGGATAGTGAGCAGCTAATAGATTGGGGGTTAGACATACCCGGCTTTGATGCAGAAGTTATAGAAGCTGAGGAAGATGACTTTGCAGTTCCAGACGGAGGCATTGAAACGGATATAGTATTAGGAGATTTATTTGAGATAGGAGAACACCGATTGCTTTGTGGCGATAGTACGGATATTGAAAAGGTAGAACTTTTAATTAAAGGAGATAAATGTAACTTACTTACAGACCCACCATACGGAATTAAAGCAAATAAACAAACACTTGGTACAGGTAAAAAGCAATTTCATAGAGGCGAAGATTGGGATAACGAAGTGCCTGACTTTTTTTATATTTTAGCTTTAATAGACCAAGCTATAATATGGGGTGGTAATTATTTTACAAATAGACTTGATGTAACTAATGATTGGTTATGTTGGCATAAAAAAAATGACGGATTAAGTTTTAGTGAATTTGAATTAGCGTGGTCAAATGTTGGAAAAAATTGTAGATTATTTTCTCACCATTGGGGTGGCGAAGAGAAGATGCACCCTACTATGAAACCAATTAAGGTAATGGAATGGTGTATATCATTTTTAGATGAGAAGCCAATTTTAGATATTTTTAGTGGTTCTGGAAGTACAATGGTAGCATCGCATCAATTAAAAAGGAAGTGCTACGGAATGGAACTTGACCCTAAATATTGCCAAGTTATAGTAGACAGAATGCGTAAACTTGACCCTACATTAGTTATTAAAAAGAACGGAAAACCAATTTAAAAACAGCGAAATTACAGCGATGCCTAATCCACAAAATATAGAGCCGTACAAAATGCAGAAGGGGGAAACATTGAACCCAAACGGCAGACCCAGAAAATATGTAAGCCTACTCAAAGAGCAAGGCTATAAACTTGCTGAGATAAACGATACCATACAAGCTATGATGTCAATGGACTTAGAGGAACTTAAAACAGTATGGGATAACCCAAAGGCAACGATACTTGAAAAGACGATAGCAGCAGCTATGCGTAAGAGTTTAGAGAAGGGCAGCCTTTATAGTTTAGAAACTTTACTTACCCGTGTTTATGGTAAGCCAAAAGAACAAATGGACATACAAACAGATAACAGAATAGAGATAGTATTTGTAGACGGCAAGACAATTCTTTAATGCGGATAGAACTACCCAACGGACATATAAACCAAAAGAAGATACTTGAATGCGAAGCTAGGTACATTGTTGTGATGTGCGGTAGAAGGTTCGGCAAATCGGAGTTAAGCCAGATAAAATGTATTACAACCGCAATAAAAGGCGGTCAGGTTGCTTACATAACCCCTACTTATAAATTGGCAAAGGTATTCTTTGAGAAGTTATGCAATAGCCTTCCGTTCCCTAATAATAAATCGGACTTAAATATTAGCTTCCCTAATGGTGGAAAGGTAGAGTTCTTTACAGGGGAACGCTTAGACAACCTGAGAGGGCGCAAGTTCAATCTGGTAATAGTAGACGAGGCTTCCTTTATAC